TCTAATTGATATGTCCATTCATTAATAATTTTATCTATCATAACTTGATGTCATTCATTTTACTATAAATATTGCCTACTTTACATTTAACAGGGAACTTTCCGGTTTCTAATACCTGTTTTATCTTTGGTAAAATTATTTTTGCTTCTGTTACTGGTATATCAAATAACAATGAATCATATGTATATAATATTAAACAAGTTTTAGTTTTTTCTAGTAACTGCTGGATTTCATATAATTTTTTTACTGAGAATTCAGTTTCAACTGCTTGTAGTAAATAATTAAATAACTTATTCTTATTCATTTCTTTTAAGTTTTCATTACTTAATACACGTTGATTAATTGGAGTTTTTACATATCCTACAGATTTCCATTTATTCCATAGTTCCCAAACATAATTATTAACTTGTTTAAAGAATGGAATTTCTAAAAATTCTTTGTCAATTCCACCATATAATAATCTAAATGTTATTTGTTTACTTTGCTCATACTGTTCTTTAGATAAAGTATCTACTCCAAAATAAAATTTACCAAAATAGTTATGTACAGATCCAGCCGGCAAATCATATCCAATAATTCTTGCAATTAATCTAACATGATATGCATCAAAATCCATTTCTATTAATGCTCCATTATCAAATCTACTACAAAATGAATCTCTTGTACCATCTTCTTTATTCATTGCTGCAAAATTGAATCCACGATATGCATTTGAAGGTCGACCAGTAGTTGTATGATAATGGTATTGAGAATAAACTCGTCCTTCTGTTATTAAATTATCCATTTTAAATGAATTATCAACTTGCAACCCGTTAGATTCAATTTGAGCAAATACTTTTGGATATAATGAATTAAATTGTTTATATGAATTTGTTAATTTAGAATTCATAATCATTGGCATTGCATATTTTCTAATTTTTTGACACATTGCTCCATGATTCATTAATGGAATAATAGTGTTGATATGCTGTAAGTTTGTATGTCTTCTCCAATAAAAATTATGAGCTGTAGTATAATAATGTGATTCGTTATATGATTCTCCATATGTATACCACCATAATGTCTTTACATCAAAAACATTGTCATTTCCGCCCATTTGTAACCATAACTTTTTATCATGTACAAATATTGATTCTAGATCGAGAAGCTTATGTAAATGTTCTGAAAACCCGGTTATTTGTTCAGTATGATGTATTGGAACAATGAATTCTATTTCATTACTAGAATATACGTATATACACGATATCTTATTTATCGACGGATGTAATTGATGATCAGAAAGTACAGGAACTACTAATATACTATCATCTGTTTTAATACCTTGTAATAACGAATCTAGTTCATCTAAATCGTCTACTATTATCATACATTAATATAATAATAAAATTTTATGTATTATCCAAGTTATTAATATCATCTGGAACATTAAATGTAGTATCAGAAAAGAATTCTGTTAAATTTCTTAATTTGACATCTAGTCTTTGTAAATTTTTGTTTGCTTCTTGTACTGCTCGTTTATTTTTAGTTTCAACTCCTAATTCTAACAACGAGCCGATTCGAGAATCTGTTATTTCTCCTGTTATATGCCATTTTAGTTTTGCAGTTTTATATAAATTTGGATCTACTTTTAATGCAGCAAAGTCTTCAAATGTTTGTTTACTAATTTCTATAATCCTAGGTTCATTTACTTTTTTTAAAAAATATCTATCAATCGATCCTTTTTTACGATCTTCAAGACTAATTTTTACACGATAATCAGTAGGTCCGGTGTATGCAGTTTTAATATCTGGATTTAAAGTTTTATATAACATTACAATCGCAGAAGTTTCCTTAAATGGAATTAATGGTTTAGACTTTAATGGCGACCATTGGGCTTCGGTATATATTTCATTGGTAGATATATATCTATGATATGATCCTTTATATTCAGTAGTATCAGATAACATATATTTGTTTCCAATAGTATATAAATTATTTTCTATATCACTTTTTGTATAATATGCTTTTTGTCTCATTTAACTTTTGGTCTCATTATTAATTTAAGTTTAGTTTGCCATATACCAGATGCATCTACATTGTGTGTTATTCCTATTACACTAAATACTACTTCTTTTCTATATCTATCTGGTAATACTGGTAATTGCATTACATCTCCAATTTTAAATCCTTGTATTCCTTCGATTGTAATTTCAGCATCAAATATAAATGTTGGTGCATTGAGTATATTTGTATCTTGTATTTTTTTTGTTGGATATTGTTGATATTTATATAATAATTCACGTAGTCTTCGAACATTTGGTACAGATGTGTAATCATTAGTTAATAAAGCTTTTGCTTCACGTAATTGTTTTATAATTTCGTTATGCTTTTTTAAGTATTGAGCAGCTATATTTTCTTTTTGAGCTTCGTCTGCGTACATGTAAGTAACAAATGGAGATATAGAAGATTTTGAAATTTCAGATCCTTCATTTAATACAAATGCAAGATTTTTTAGATTATCTGGCAATTTTGATGAAATTTTTGCATCAGTTACTATACTACCAGGCAATTTGGAATTTCTTGTATCTAATGAATTTCTGGCTGACATTGGTACTAAAAATGGATCTTGATTTACAGAATTTTGACTGTTTGCATCTCCTATATAATTTGCATTATAATATAATAATACATCTGGCTTTTGTGGATCTGTAATTAATCTCATTTTAATTATACCGCCTGTATTTCTAGAAATATATCCAGACACATGTTTTAGTAAATCATTAACAGTTTCAACATCATCTTTTTCTAATATTAATTTTAATACTGACTCAACTCCTATATAAATTCGACTAGGAAAAGTTTTGCCATCGACTTGAAATCCAGCTGATTTAGGAGTGACATCTGGCATTATTTTTTGAGCTTCAATTTTTTGTGAAGTAACAGTATTTTTGTCTTTTGTAGTACCTACTGTGTTATCGTCTTTACTTGGTTCAATTTCTGTTTCAGTGTCTGGATATGATGATACCGAGGATGCTGCATTTGTTCCTCTCCATAATATTATCTCTTTTGGATCTGCAGATACTAAATATTTATATACAGCACCTTGACAAACATCGTCTGTGCATATAATTTTTGCGTTTCTAGCAATTGGTTCAGGTTTATTTTGAGGGACAGCTGCACCAGCTGCAACATTATTTTTTTCTTCTTTTTTTGGCACATTATTTAACTTAACTATTAAATTTTTATTTATTAAATCTATTAAATATCCTAGTGATATATATTTGTATTGATTTTGTAGATCAATTTTTTTATCAGCAGAATAGCCTTTTTCTTTATACAATGTTCCTACTAGTATGCTTTGATCTGAAATGCTGTTTATGATGATTTCTTCATTTATAATTGTTTGATTTTGTATTTCAGCAACCGAAGTATTAACAGTCTCTTCAATTTTCTTATAAAATGTGTTTGTTTCATTATTGTCAGATTTTTCACCTTCTTGTTTTGGTAACATCAAACTAACATCAGTAAATATATTACTAGTTCCAGACATCATTATTGTAGCTTCCACAGTCCCATCTGGTTGATATGAAAATGTAAACGATGTAATAACGCCAGCAAATGTGATTTCATTCATTTTTCTGAATTGAAGTTGTTTTTCCGATGCTGAATCAGCTCCATATTTGTCTATCAATATTTGACGTCTAGAATCTAATGTACTGGGAGGTGGTTCCAATAATCCAGTTGTGTCTGCAAAAGAAACAATTTGATTTTTATGTCCTTCAAATCTAACTTCGACGTTACGACCAGGCCTAAACCATACACTTTCAAATTCATTTAAATCTGCAGATGGATCTGAAATTAACACATTAAATGTAGCCTTATTTAATAAAGCCATGGAATGATCTCCAATATTAATTTCTGCTAATGTTATAACTGGTGGTATTCTCCTAGCCGGCCGGTCTGCAGTTAAATATCCGCCACTCTGGGTTTTACTTGGGTTACCTGTATTTGGAAGATATGATCCGGCCCTAACTCTGTTTCCTCCTAATGTAGCAAATCTGGAAACGTTTTCCTTGTAGTCTACTTTTAGGGTATTTTTTAATATAGGGCCTTTATATGCAGTTATTTCAACATTAGTTATTTTACTAAGCATAAAGTCAAGATCCTTGGTATTTCTACTAGAAAATCCAGCTTTTGCCCTAGCATCTAGTTCTATGCGTAATTTGGGATCTAAGCTTGAATAAAATATATCGCCTGCCATTATTATAACCTATCTTTCTGAGTTTACTAAATCAATATAATCTTGTTGTGTAGAAGAATCTGGGATACGTAATCTTACATTTTCTGGAGTAAATAATGTTCCTTTACCTAATCCATTTGCAGCTGCTATTATCCACCATTGTGTAGCATCTCCATAAAATTGTTGAGCTAACATATCTAAACGTTCTGGTGTTGATACTTGTATGTATATATCTGACGGAGAAGGTGGTGTTGCAGTAATGATAGTAGTTTCTGCTTTACGATTTAATTTAGAATCTTTTATTTGTTTTGTTGTTGCATATCTATTCATTTATTTTCCTTAGCTAAACGGATTAAAATCTCCTTGAGCAATATCTATGTTAGAATTAGAAGTATTAGCAAAAAGTCCTTCCTCAATTAATGTCTCGGGAAGAACACTTGCGTCTGTTTCTACATCTTTATTAGTTTTCATGTCACTCAACCAATTTGTTGATCCTTTTTCTGGTGAGTCAGACGTTAACATATCTTTATGAGCCAATGTATAGAATCTTCCTCCTTTTTGAGGTAAATAATCAGTTATTAATGTTCCGCCTATAGATACTTGAATTTGTTTTGGAACTTCCATATTTTCAGCATCTTCTTCTATATTTGTTTCCCATGTTGTTTCTGAATCTTGTAATGTAAAATATAAACTATTAATTATTAATGGTTGTTGATAATATAAATCTCCAACAGTTAATCGTAAATATGGTCCTTTAAGTGCAATACTGCTACCATCATATTCTGGTGCTGTATATCCTGCTAGTGCATTTAATTTTCTCCATATAGGTTTTAATTCATCTCTGTCAGTTGCATACACAGTAAAGTCTAAATTTATATCTCTTGAATATCCAGTATAGTTATAAGAAGGATCTGCTCTACCTATAAATTGGGTTGGATTCCAGCTAGGATTATATGAATCTGTTAAACTAGTTATAATAGCTCTAAATACCATTACATCATCTATTTGATCTTTATCGTTAGTAAATGGAGTTAACTTTGGGCCTGTTAAAAAGAACTTGATAAAGTCTTTTGTTACACGGCCAGATATTTTGTCAATAGCAGCACCTAAAGCACCTAATGCGCCATCTTGCCCGCTTAGACCTTGACTAGAAGGTTGCCAATTATATACGTTATCTAATGTTGTTTTTTTAAAATCTATAACTGTTACTTTATCTCCTCGAAATGGAGTTAACTTAGCTAGAGGATTTTTTCTTGTCGTTGGACCTTTCCAAAATCCTCCATCTCCACCTACTTTTTCCCAATGTGTTGCAACATGAGATTTTGCAGTAAAATCATTTCGTAATGCGTATGGGGTACCATGCTCTCCAAACCCGTATGTTGCTTCTAAATTAAATGCTGTATAAGCTCCTGTTAATAAGCTAGCTGCTGCATATGCTCCGCCAACAGCTCCTTGTCTTCCTGATTTGGTGCGGATCGCTCGTAACGCAGATGCAGTTCCGTCTAATCGTTTTCCAAGTAAATCTTCTTGATCAAACCCTTTTCTTGCACGGAAATCTTGAAATGGTAAATATTTGTAGATGCCAACTTTTCCTAAGTTTTTAAATGGTACTGCGTTATATAACGATTTTTCTCCTTCAATAGCACCTGCTGCTGCTGATCCTAGCTGTATTAATCTAGGAGAGCCAGTAAATCCAGATGCTGCTCCTAATGCAACTATTGCACTAGCTCGTCGTAAAGCATCTGCGGGTTGTATATTACTACTTACGTTAATTCCTTGCGATAGTCTACGATAACTAGATAATGATGGATTATCTTCATCTCCTACATAACTGTTAGATCCAATTTTATATATGCCTTCTATATTATCTAATTTTTTATTAACTGTAAACTCTTTGAATTGATCTCCTGTTTTTAAATTTTGTATGCCTTCATTGTTAGCTGGTTTTGGCAATGGAGATGCCATTCTAGGACGTCTATTGGTGGTATCAGCTATTGTGGTACTACCTATATAATATGGCGGAGTAATTGCCCCATCTTCTAGATATGGATAAAGAGTGGTATTATAAAAATTTGTATATGTTTGACTAGGATTAAAATAGTTTGGAAGATTTGCTTTTAATCCTTTTGGATAATAATCTGGTAAATGAGGAGACGTTGATGATCCATGGCCAGTATTAATAAAATTAGAATATTTATTTACAAAAGTCCATTGACTAAGTGCTGGACTAGGTGTTACTGTAGTTGAAATTACAGCCGGCTGTAAAGTAGAATTATTAAATCCTGGATGTGGTATTAATGGTTGAGATAATGGCATATAATTCTTTCTATGTTAATGATCCCATATTCATTGATGAATCTTTGTAAATATCAGTTGGTGCTACTATTTGTATATTTTTAATTGCAGATGTAAATGCAGCTGCCATTTTACCGTAATCAATACTAGTTCCTCCATTGCCTCCAGCTGATGCTATTGCATTTGCTATGGCATTGTAATCAATACTAGTTCCGCTTCCTACATCTGTAGATGATGCTAGCATTTGATCGATTGGGCCACCTGGCTTAGCTCCTATTACTGTGTCTTGAGAACTAAATGATGTGATGCCGCCTCCTGGTCTAGATATAAAATCATTTTTTGAAGGTCCTCCACTGACGCCACCATTAATATTCCCCGCAGTTCCTATATTAATAGCTTCAACGGTAGTTGCATTAAGACTATCTATTCCATCAAAAACAGCTGCTGCCAGCATATCTGTGACTTTTGATACTGCAGTAACAAATCCGCCAAGTGGAGCAGCTATAGTTTCTAGTTGGTCTTTAATTGTACCAAATACCATCGATGTTTGACCTAATGCTCCCAATGTTTTTCGAAATCCTTTTTCTGTTGCTCCAAATAATTCTTGTGGTTGTTTTAATAAATTTTCAAGTACTTTTGGATCTGTGAAAGTGGATTGTACACTTCCAACTACAGCTGCTGATCCGCCCATATCGAATGTTTGACGTTGAATGACTGCAGTGGTTAATTTTTCAATACCTAAAACTATCTTCTCATCGGTTGTCATTTGATTGGCTCTATTTTCAACCAATTGTTTTAGTGCTGCTTTTTGTGTATCAGTAGCTTCTACATTAAATTTGTTAATTGCAGTTGCTAAATCTTCACCTTGCAATTTTAATATTGCTTCAGCTTCCGGGCCAGCATCTTGTAATAACTCTCTTTGTTGAACCATTTGAGAAAGTTTATCTTCACCAATACCTAATGTTTCTGCTAATTGTTTTCTTGCAAAGAAATTATCTTTTATTGTGTCGCCTTGAGATTCAAGAATTTCATTTAATGCGTCGGCTGATGCATTAGCATCGCCAGATAATGTAGCTTCACGAAATTTTTGTGTTAAGCTTTCCCCTTGTGCATTAACTAATCGTTTTCCTGATAATAATTGATATTCTAATTCATTGCCTACAGATTGCTCTATATTTAATAAATTTTTACCTATACTATATACTTCGCCTAAACTAGTTCCTAACATTCTAGCTTTTAATACTGCTAGACCTAAATCCGTAGGGAATCTTCTAAAATTTAATTGTACATCTGAAGCTAAGTTAGATATACCAGATAATATTGTTTCTGTTGTGCCAACTAGTCCGGTAACTTTTTCTAGTTCTGCTACATAACCAACTGTTTGTGCTAAAATATCTTCAGTTCCTGCTGCGCCATCGTTAGCAGTTGCAGCAAATCTAGCAAATCCTTGTACTGATTCTGCACCCATTCCAAAATTTTCTCGGAAATACTTCCCGGTAGTTAGTAATTGCTTACCAAACTTATTCATTGTACCAGTAGCTTTATCGTTTTTAGTAATATTTTTCGCCTGTAATGGAAGTAATGTATTTAATTCTTGAGCATATTTTCGTATTTGTTTACCGCCAGTACCTATAGAGTCAGCTATTATGTCAAATCGATCTCCTAAATCTGCAGCTGATACGGAACTTATTTTAAAAGTTTTATTTAATTCTCTGTTTCGTTGTTCTAAGAAGGTCGACTGTTGTGCAGCATTTAGAATTGTTTTGCCTAATCGTTCTTGCTGTCCGACTAATTTTTCTAAACCTATTGAATTTCTAGCTTGCGTAGTGGTTAATTGTTCAAATGCTTTTTCTAAAGCTTTAACAGTGCCTACGGTATCAACTTGAGTTTTTTTTGCTTCAATTTCAGCTTTGGTCAGAGCCTCGTCTTTTTCTTTTTTAGTTTTCTTCTTCTGGCCAGTACTAGGATATTGTTTCAATAAAGTTATGTGATTATGAGGAATGTGCATATAAATCTCTTTATTATAAATATTTACAATGGAGATTTTATGACTTTTGATTTAGAAGGTTTACTTTTAGCTTTTTGTTGTGCTTCTTTTTTTTGATCATACATTTTATTTAATTTGCGTATATAAAAATTTCTAAGAAATACTGGCATATTATATATAGTATTCCAATCCCATCTACCTTCGCCTGCCCATATTAATTCAAATATAGTGTCATGTAATTTTGGTCGATCCGATGGATTAAATCCAAAAAAAGTTGGTGCCAACTTGAAACCCGGCAGTAAAGGCGCCTCCGTCTTCACCTACAAACTCATATTCTAGTAAGACCATTGGGGTGTTATCTAATATATATTTTTGAAATTCTTTACTGTCTTTTGCTAAAAATTCATAACGTATAAAATGTTTTATGTCATTTATGTCCCGAGATTTATTTACTTCGACTATAGTTTGCTCTAAATATTCACTTATAGTAGACACAGTTTGTGATTGAGAATTAGTTGGAAATTTAAATTTTATATTATGTTTACTAATAGTATAATCAAATTCTCCGTTTTCATCTGATTGAATATCAATTGTTTTTGTTTTAATTTTAGATAAATCAATTGTTTGTTCTAGTTTTTTGCCAGATTTTGGATCTGTAACTACAACTGGATATTCTGCTCCGTAACTTAATATACGAGCGTTTAAAATTAATCCGTCTTTATCTACTTGACCTATATCATCTAAATTAATATCTGTAATTATTAAGGATTCTAATAATTTATCTAAAACTATTCCTTCTTTAACATATGATGAGTTAGTTAAAATGTCTTCATCATATGCAGTCATATATCTCATTTCTATTTTGCCAGAAGCTAATGGACTAGAGTGCGGATAAATTTTTCCTTCGCTTGTTAATGTTATAATTTCAGAAGGTATAGTGCCTCGATTTTTTTCTTCGTATTTGTTTTTAGCTAGATTTATTAAATTGTCGTTTTGATAACGATCAGTGTGTTTTGCCATTGTAACTCCTTTTTTCTTTATTATAAATATATTAAACAGTAAAAATGGGAGTAAAAACTACTCCCACTATAATAAATAAATTAATATTCTAAGACTGCATAATCATATTTTAATGTCATTTCGATTTGTACAGATTCTTCTGTACCCCAATCCATTTGACCAAAATTAGTATCTAATATAAATGCACCTTTCAATGTCCATTCTTCTATTTTTTCTCCCGTTGGAGATAAAGAATGAAATGTTATATCCTTTTTATATTGAGTACTATATCCATCTCTACCAGTTAATGATTCATGATGAAGTCTAACCCATTCCATGACAGCTTGTGCTCCAGAAGGAACTATAGGATCATACAATGTAATAGCTACATCGTTCCATCTAGTCTTTCCTTTAACTTTTCTATCAATGTTGATATGGTCTAATACTACTTCTCCATTTGTTAAAGATGGTCTAGCTGCAGCTTTTATTATATAACTTGGAATATCTCCAATATACATAATAAACCTATTGGCCATTTTTGGTTCCCAATCAAATGCATTCAAAAATAAATCATTTTGATTAATACCGGGTAAATTTTGTTCTAATGCCATTTTTATATTCCTATGTTCTTTTTATATAAATATTACTTAATCTAATTTCTATTCAGGGAATGAAGCACCAGTTGGTTGAATATTAAAGTCTAAGACAATAAATTCTGCCGTTCTAGTTGGTTGTAAAAATATTTGACCATACATTAGATTTCTATCTATTACGTCTGGTGTGTTATTTGTTTCATCCATTACTACACGGAATGCTGACAAACCTTGCTGTGCTCTTACTTGTTCTAAATAAGGATTCACAATGCTCAAGAATCTGTTTCGTGTTGCTGAAGTGTTTTGTTCGAATACTAGGTATTTAGTTGACGACGCAATAAACTTCTTAACTTCGATAAGCAAACGACGCACATTGACACGGTCTAATGCACTCGGACGAGCTTGCAATGTCTTTTGCCCCCAAACACAAATTCCTTCATTAGGGAAGTTTGCTATAGGATTAACACGGTTCTCATATAATTCATCTCTATTCGATTGACTTAGATTCTTATATGTGCCAATTGCCGTTGTCAAACCACCTCTAGTTAAACCAGCTGGTGCATACCATGGTGCAGTTACAACATCATTAAATGCTAATACACCTGGCATCACTACTGATGGCGGAACGAAAATTGGTTTATTTTTTCCTGGATCTACAACTCTTACCCATGGGAAATATGTTGCTGCATAATTGCTATCAATATTTGTTACTTGTTGAACTACAGTATCAATATTATCTGTTAATGCATTACTATCCATTATATAGAATGTGTCTTGTCTTTGTTCTACTAAGTTTCTAGCAGCACTTGTCACTAATGGGTGAAGACTATCAATAACACCTGGTGTTATCAACATGTTCATATCATAATAATCTGCATTACTTAACAATGTAAATGCTTTATTATATGCCTTAGTTCCAGTTGTGGCTGTACCACTACAATCAAATCCAAATGTATTTGTAGATTTAATATTTGTTCCTGATAGTTTAGGTAAATTAGGACGAGCTCCATCAAATCCACCTTGCATTGGCACTATAAACTTTCTAGTGTTAATAGAAACATTGCTGGTAAATGTGTTAGCATTCAATGCTGTTGTCAATGATCCGCTATATGCAGTTGTTGATGTTGGGAAATTTGCTCCTGCATCTTGACTTACATCCCCTAGATAAAAGTCTACATTACTACCAGTAGTCGAATTAGAAGTTGGAATTGGAGATAAATAATTCAAGTTATTCAAATTATCAAAATCAAATCCGAAATAATTTCTGCTATTAAATGTGGTTTGAACTTGTGATGTTAATGTTTCTACTGCTGCTAAATTAAGTGATGCACTATACATCGGAATTGGTGATGTTAATGCCACAAACCCAAATGGTATCAATGTTTCGTTATTTGTTTTTTCTGCT